ACGTTCGAAGCCTGGGCCGGCAAGCCAGTCGATGACTGGGATCTCGAGGAGCTGGCTCGCGGACGACCGAGGAATGCTGCCGGAGATTTTCGCGGCGCTCCCCCCCGTCATATGCCGCGCGCGGTGCACGAACGCATCGCCGAGCGGTTCAAGATCCTGATCAAGGACTCGATGAACTTCAATGCCACTCAGGCATTGGGAGTCATCAGCAACCTGATCAACAATGACGAATTCGATGACAAGGGCAAGCCCATCGTGCCGGCCTCGGTCAAGTTGGATGCCTCTAAGTGGCTCATCGAACACGTCATCGGTAAGCCGGTGCAGCCGACTCAGTCGGATGTCTCGGTTAAGCTCCAGGGTATCCTCGGAGCGGTCATGGTGAACCCCGTGATGGACTCGGGTCACCCTGACATGGCAGCGCTTCCTCCCGGTTATACCATGGCGCACATGGGAACCCGTGGGGTCATCGACGTCGAGGTGGACGACGACGATGATGACTGGGAGGGCAGTGGTGGTGAGTGACGAGACCTGCTACCACTGCGGAAGGTCCCGGGCTGAACATCGGCAAGCCGAGGCAGCCGAACTGGTGAGACACGCATGGACTTCCGACGGCTCGTTGCGCGTAGCAGAGCCGCCTCGCCCGGAACAGCCTGCGGTCCCCAGGGTCATCGTGGCACAGGCCGTCGATGTTCAGCTCCGGGCACTTCTGATCGCCAAGGGGGTGATCACAGATGAGGACCTTGGCAATGCACCAGGCACTCGAGGTCTCCCTGGATGAGATCTATGACCTCGGTACCCAGCGCGAGCCGGCCGAGGCATGCGGTCTGTTGCTCGATACGCCGGTATGGAGGCGAGGGCGCTTCACTCATGTGGTGGAACTGCCCAATCGAACCCTCCACACCTCTGGGCAGTATGTGATACACCCCGATGACATAAGGCTGACGATGGAGGACATCGGGATCGATGAGGCTGAGGTGGCCATCTGGCACACTCACCCTTCCGGTTCTGTTGGCCCCTCCGTCGGCGACCTTGCTTGCCGTCCCCACCCCGACATCAAGATGCTAGTGGTCGCCCTGACCACCGCAGGCCCCGTGGCCACCTGGTTCTGAGAGGAGGAACGATGCGTAACAATTGGGATCGCTACACTGGCCTGCAGAAGGAAGGTAGCGAGTTCGGCGGCATCGATTCTCCTCGCGGTGGTGTTCAGCCCAAGGGTGCCGATGCCCTGTCCGCAGCTGAGAAACTTCGGTTGTTCTACTCTGTCGGTGATATCACCGATACCTTGAAGCAGACTAACCTCAGCCTCGACGATCGACGTCAGATGCTGGGGCTCAAGCCTGCCGGCGACCTGCGACCGAACTGGCTGGCTAACACCGGTCGGGTCCCTCGTGCCGAGATCGAGCTCCCGGAACTTTGGCCGGATGCGCTCCAGTCTCCCCAGGACGAGGTCTGACATGGATACGGTTCGCACGAAGTCTGGACTTCATGTCCCTGCCGGCAAGGTGTTCCGCAAGGACCTCTACTTCCAGGAAACGGGCTACATGCCTCACGGAGGTCAGAGGGTAGTGCATTACAATGGCACTCGTCACCGGGTGCTGGTGAATGGCCGACGCTGGGGCAAGACCCTATGCGGGGCCAAGGAGGCCGAGTGCATGGCCTTCGTCAAGAACTTCCTCGGTCAGTCCCAGATCGGCTGGATCATCGGCCCTGAGTACACTGACTGCGAGAAGGAGTTCCGGGTCATCTACGACTCGCTGCGCAAGCTGGGTGTGGAACCGCTCTCGAACCGTTTTTCTAACAACGTCGATAGCGGCAACATGCACATCCAGACCAAATGGGGTTTCGATCTTCAGTGCCGCTCGGCCCGACACCCCGAAAGCCTCGTTGGTGAGGGACTCGACTTCGTTCTCATCGTTGAGGGCGGTCGACACAAGAGGAAGATGTGGGGTGACTACGTTCGCCCGGCACTTTCTGACAAGCGTGGTTGGAGCTTCACCTCGGGAGTTCCTGAGGGTGCTGCCGAGACCTCGCTGTTGTATTCCCTCTTCAACCGAGGCCAGGATCCCACCAAGAAGTCATGGTGGTCGATCCAGATGCCCTCCTGGACGAATGATGTTGTCTTCCCAGGGGGACGCCACGACCCTGAGATCGTGGAAGCTAAGGATGACCTGACCGACGACGAGTTCGACCGCCAGTACGGGGCTCAGTTCGTCGATAACATCGGTCGAGTCATGAAGGAATGGGACGACGATGACCACATCGGCGACCTAGAATACAACCGTCGTTGGCCTCTCTTCGCAGCGGTTGACTTCGGTTACACCAACGACTGGGTCTGGCTTTGGATCCAGATTGACCCGTTGGAGGGTACGGTTTATGTCATCGGTGAACACCGGTTCAAGCTGCGTGACACCGAGGACATCGCCCGTACTGAGTTCAAGGACCACCCGCTTCTCACGAACCTGGTGGCCATCTATCCGGACCCTGCCGCGCCTGACGACGCGCAGATCCTACGCAGGACGCTGGACAAACCCACGTTCCTGAACACTGGCGGCGAACTGAAGACCCGACTCAGCTTGATTCGATCGGCCCTGAAACTTCGACCCGCCGAGCTCCCGGATAACCACCCGGAGAAGAAGTCGGGATTGATCATCGATCGTAGCTGTACTCAGTTGATCTGGGAGATGCGCGAGGGTTATCGATGGCCCGAACGCAAGACTGATGTGAAGAACGACTCCGAGCTACCCCTCGACGTGAACAACCACGGTCCTGAGGCACTCGGTCGATTCTTCAAGGGCTACATGGAAGGCCGAACTGACGCCCGTCGGGCACGGCAATCTCGAGTGAAGATGAGGGGAGGTAGGCGATGAGTCTGGAGACCGCTGGTCCGACTCGGTTCGATCAGCTCAGCCCGTATTACGGCGTGCTGCAGCTGGGCAGTGCCACGGCATACCAGTGGCTTCCGCCGGGCCTCCACCAGGAACGGGCTAACGCCTATGACAAGTTCGATCAGCTCTACTGGAACGATCAGCTCCAGTATGGCATTCGAGTCTTGCCGACGGAGAATCCGACCTTCGTTCCGAACCCTCGGACGATCGTTGACACCACGGCCCACTACTACCTCAAGGGCTTGGCAATCAACCCCAAGAACCCCGAAGGTAACAAGCCCCTCACCGAGGCACTGAAGAAGTTCTTGGATCGGGAGATGTTCTACTCCCGTTTCCATCAGGCGAAGCACCAGGGCGTTGCCCGGGGTGACTACGTGCTTCACATGACCGCCGACAAGAGCAAGCCTGAGGGTCGGAGAATTTCCCTCACGCCCATTCACCCGGGCAAGGTGCTGCTGGAGACCGACCCCGACAACCCACATCGGGTCATTCGGGTGCACCTGGTCGAGGTTGTTCCACACCCCGATGAGGAGCAGGCGAAGCTCGGTACGAAGGCAGTCAAGGAACTTTGCTACTGGTACAGGGGCGAGACTGAGAGTTTGCCCGATCCGGGTGCTCCCATCGAGGAGATAGCTCGGGGTCATCAGGGTGACGGGGGCGAACGCACGGTCTACCGCAAGGAGACTCTGTGGTCGATTGACGCCCCGTGGTGGGATCCTCAGCAGCGAGTCGAGATCGCAGTCACGCTTCCCGAGGAGGCCCTGCCCTCTCCGATCGACACGATCCCGGTGTACTGGTTCACGAACCTGCCCTGGGGCGAAAACCCCTACGGCTACTCGGAACTGCGCGGCTTCGAGTCCATCTCGCGCAGTATCAGCCAGGTGACCACTGACCAGAGTACCGCCCTCGCCTTCGATGGCCTCGGTGTCTATGCTACCGATGGTGGTAAGCCGGTTAACAAGCAGGGTGCGGACGTCGACTGGGAGGTCTACCCCGGCGGAGTCATGGAAGTCCCGTCGGGGAGCTATTTCCGTCGAGTCGAGGGTGTCAGCTCGGTCAAGCCGAACCTGGACCACATCGAATACCTCGAGTCCAAGCTTCGCGAGGCCGGGGGCCTCTCGGATGTGGCTCTCGGTCGAGTCGATGTTCAGACGGCCCAGTCTGGTATCGCCCTGGCTATCAAGTTCATGCCCACCCTCGCCAAGCTCGATGAG